GGCCAATATTGTTCATTACTTGAGATCTTATCCAAAATAAAGTCCCCTTTGTGGTTTAATTCTATTAGGACTTTAAGATTTTCAAAATTAAATAGTCGGTAAACTAAATATTCTAATACTTGAGCATATTCATTAATGGTTTGTCGATTACTTCTCCAAGTTGCAACCTGTACAAGAGAAATACAGTCTAATTCAGATTTAATTAGATTTTTAATTGGCTCTAGGGTTTTTATTGGAAGGGCCGCTGCTTTAAAAATATTAATAACTGAAAAGTCTTTGCCTGTTCCGTCTGCTGTATCGACTGAAAATACATATTGATCTGGAGAATTTCTAAAGTCCTGTTCGTCCCAATCCTTTAGATTAGGGTGAACTGTAAAATTACCTTCCATTAAGGCAAGTACTTCTGGATCCCAATTGATTTTAAGAGGTTCTTCGTATTTAGTTGCAATACTAAAGATTTTCTTAAGATCCTTTGACGATAATAGTAATCTATCTGAAGAAAAGAATTGCAATCCATATTCCTGGTTAAAATCTTCTTCTGATCCCATGTTTGCAATAGTTTCAGCTTTCCACTTGTCATCTCTGCCTGGAACTTGCCACCAGTCAACTCTAAGCGGAGCATAGGTATTTAGTCCATTTAGTGCATCCATATAGATTTCATAGAATCTGTTCATTCCATTTGGCGTTGATGTAATAATAATCTTGGATGTAGTTGATGCAGAAATAGTAGGGTAAATTGCTCGATAAAAGAAATCTAGGTAAGCTGGCGAAATATGCGCAAACTCATCAATGTATAGTAGGTGAATGGTAAAACCAATACCTGTATTTTTAGTTGTGGTACGTCCAATTAATCTACAGCCATTATCGAACTTCATCGACATAACGTTATTTGAAATACAGCCAGGCTTTAGGAAAAATGGCAGATTTTCAAAAATAGATTTGATTTTATCAACAACCTCTTTGGTAGTTGACGCAATATTGGCAACTGCTAGGACATTTTTATCAGTATGAAAAATAAGATACCATGCAACAAACACACCAGACATTACGGTTTTACCAATTTGTCGACTTGCCATTAGGATATTAAATCGGCTCGCGCCAAATCCTCTAATAATTTCCTCTTGGTAATCACGTAAGATAATTTGTTCAACGCCGTATTCAGTTAAAACCTGAGCATACTTATTTGCAAAGTAAACCACATCAGATTTACACTTTTTTATCTCTTCAAGTTCTTCTGGAGAATATTCAAATACTAAATTTGGTTTTTTCCAAGCAGGGTCATTGTCTTTAAATGGAGAGTTTTTGATAGTTTTAATATCAATTAAACCATTTTCAAAATCAGCTAATAGTTGATCAATCTTTTTAGTAGTCCACACTGAACTATTTTCAGTGTCATCTAGTTTAGATAGCTGTACGCTAGTCCGACCGCCCGATGATATAAAGTCTTTCATACTTAAATAATTTCAAAAATGGTTGAGTTTAGATCTTCATCACCTTCATCACGTTGAATTAAGTGTTCCAATCCGCGCTCAGTCATTAGCGAATTTTTTTCGTTTGGATTAGTTAATCTATTATCAAACTCTTGATCACTCTTTTCTCCTTGAATTTCTTTCATAATATTCTTGGTTCCAGCTGTGACATAATATTCGCCAGCTTTAATTGCATTTACTGAAGAGGCTGGTAGACCGGCTTGGTCTCCTCTTGAATCAACTTCGCTACGCATTTTCCTGTACGTATCCTCTAGGAAAAGCATATAGTTGGCTTGAGTTTTAGTAACCATAGTAAGACGATCCTGTAATTGAGACATTACTTCAAATAACCGCGGATGCGCTGCACCCTGGTTTATTTCTTCCATAATTCTTTCAATCGCCATCTTAATAGTTTTATGCTGAAAGAACATAGTCTCGATATTCATATTATCGAGGTCTTTCTTTTGTTTTAGGTAATCATGTTGAGTAATTAAACCTAAGTCTACATAAAATTTAAATAGGGAATCTGTGATCTCAAGAGCTTTAGTCTTGAAGCCTGAACTCATTTCTTCAAAATCAATTGGTGGATTTTGTTCAAGTTCGTTAAAACGATCGTCGACTATATCATTTTCTGAAGTATCTCCAGAATATGAGCTCAAAAAGCTTTCGAGTTCGTTTTTTATTTGTGTTTTCTTCTCTTTGCTGATCACTGGACTTTTAGTTTAGTTTTGTCGTGTTCTTATCCAGGGCTGGGTTAGCAAATATTTTTATTTTTTTGACCGCTTCAATATTGTTAAAAACTATTGCATCTAGTTTTAATAAAAATCTATCCATAAAGGCAGACACTCCAAGCATATATGGAGATACTGTTTTTTCAATAATCTTATCTTTATATGAAAACCCTAAATATAGGCGATTTTCTTTTCTCTCAATGGATTTTCTAAAAATTGAATCTCTATGCATAGTTAGTTTAATCTTGTTTCATCTCTAAAGAAGATGTTAATTGCACAAAGCTTATCGTCAGACATGCCTGATTCATAAACGTTGCCAATTTTATCCCTAAACCCGCCTCTAATAATTGCAAACTCGTTTGACTTAATAATAATATCATTAAATGAATCCAGTCCGTCTAGTGGTGGATTTGCCATATTTGCATTTTTAATAGCCGATGCTTCATTTGCTTCACCGATAATTTGAATACTAACTGAATCGACTCCGCTGATTCCCTCGACCAATTTAATTAAATCACTCTTTGGAATACGATCTTTACGTGTGTTATTAACAAAATATGATCCTATTTGTTCAACGATTTGACCCTTAATTGAATCTTTATCGTAATCTGCAAATGTAACCAAACTAATATTTAAAGCATATTTCTTTGGAGTTGGATCTAGTAGTCTAACTGTGGTTGATATAAGTTCGGTTCCAGATTTTTTAATATATTTTAATAATTCTGTTTTTTGGAATGCAGTTAACTTAAATCGATCCTCGATTAGGTTAAAGTAGTCAACTCCACGTGCAAATATTTTAGTAATATCTGGTACTAAGAATATATTAATTACCCGATTGTCATCAGGATCTAGCGTAACCCTAACAGAAGAAAACATTTGTAGTTTTCTCATTAAGACTTCATAATTATCAACATTAACCAGTGCAAAGTTTTTACTTGCCTTTGGCGCAAGCAGTCTAGTTAAAGCTAGTGACTCTGGATCTGTTCCAAAATTTGGCGAATTTACACAGCTTACTGTTACCATATCAGTAAGAGTTACCTCTTCACCTATTGTGTTTAGTGCAGTATCAGTAAATGTAAAAATTAATTCAGATAAGGCATCTGTAACAATATTACCAACTGCACCTTCTGTTATTAAATATTCAACAATAATTTCAGCTCCAGTTGGTGGAATTTTTCCAAATGAACCATTTCCAAAATAGATATCAAGACCATTAGTAATACCAGTTTTACAAACATAGCAGTTACCATTTCTTGGAATATCTAGCATTGATTGGTAATTTTCCCAGCGCTCTCCATTAACATAGACGTTAACTAGGAACTGGTCAATTAAAAAGTTGTTTGGATATCCTAATTGTAAACTTTGAAAGGCTTCTCCAGTACTACCAAAGGTTTGCTGCTGAAGTCTACCCTGTCTAATTGTAAAGTTTAAGCCAGTAGTACCTTTCATATCTAATCGAGCTTCGTCTCCTGGCATTTCCACTACATAATTTAATCCATTGTTTTCACAATTAAGATTCATGTATTTTGTAAAAATTAATCTATTGCCTGGAATTTTAGTAAAGTCTACTTTTAAACTTGGCTTAACCTGAATCGTGCCGACTGCTGATAGAGCTCGGCTGGGATTGTGTCCAGATAGTGAAGCTAGTGAATAGACTGAAGATGGGCGGTTTGCCTCATAAATATTAAGTTCAGTAATCGAGTCTTCGATATAGAATAAAATCAGCTCAGTTAAGTTATGTAAAACTATCAAAAGCTGACCAAACGGGGAAGCTAACGTAAAAATGTCGCCGCTTGTTTTAAATTTCTGTTGTAGAAACTGCACAGACTCCCTGTATAGTTCGGTAGCATTTGTGCTTAGCCCTTTAAAAAGCTTGTATGTTGGTGAAAGTGTTTCAGCCATCTTGGCGAATTCTTTTTTATTATTTATTAGGGATAATTGAACTTTGGAAAAGATTTTACGTCGCTCAAGACTAAATAGATAATTCTTTAGTATTATACTAAGAAATATGGGGCTGTTTTGGCGTTTGACAAGCGGTCGTAGTTCTTTGAATGCAGGCGGAGTTAGTATTGGAAACTCTTTAATAAC